TTCAAAGGAAATTATCATGGCTCTCCCAAATTCTGGCGGTGGGTATCAGTTCACTGATGGCAACACCAACGAAATCGTTATGGGCGTTCAAGCAGCGCCTCAGACAGCAACTGCAACGGCCACGCTGACCGCTGCACAAGTTACTGGTGGTATCTTGGTGGGCAACCCGTCTACCACTGCTGCTTCGTACACGCTGCCAACGGCTACGGCACTTGACGCTGTGTTCAACAACGCCAAGCCCAACAGCACGTTCCGCTTGGTCGTTATCAATCTGGGTACTTCCACTGGCCTGATCACGATGGTTGTTGGAACCGGTATTACTGCGGTTGGTAACCTGGTCGTTGCTATTACCGGCAGTTCCGCTGGTGTTGGCGGTGCAGCCGAGTTCTTGTTCCGCAAGACCGGCGATGCTGCCTACACGATGTATCGCGTTGCTTAAACCAAATGGGGGCTTCGGCCCCTGTTTTTAAAAGGACACATCATGCCCAATACCCAAGCAACCGGCGTTGCATACGCTGACCCGGAATTTACGACTTGCTACGCAAGCCAAGAAATTGGCTACTCTGCGGCTGCTCAAGGCACCGTAACGCAAGCAACAGACAAATCCACAGGGGTAACTCTGAACAAGTCTGCTGGTCAGATTACGATGAATAACGCAGCTTTGGCTGGAGCCACTGCCGTTTCGTTTGTTCTGACCAACAGCACGATTAGCGCCAAGGACACAATGATTGTGAACGTCGGAAGCAATACCACTGGTAGTGCCGCTGGTGCATATGTTGTTTATGTGTCTTACATGGTTGCTGGTTCTGCTTTGATTACGCTGCGAAACCTGACTGCTGCTACTTCATACTCTGAGGCAGTAGTGCTCAACTTTGCGATCATTCACTGCGCGGCGTAATATGGCGGTCATCTATCTACGTCACCCAGTTCACGGTACTAAAGTAGCTTGCGCGGAATCGGAAGCTGCCTACGACGAAAAAAATGGCTGGGTAAGGTATGATTTGGATGACGTTGAGCCTCCTGCCACGGTAAACGAAATGCGGCGTCCCCGTGGCAGGCCGCGAGTTGGGGTTGTTGAACTAGGAGCATAGGTATGACCACATCTGCTGGCGACCAGATAAACGGGGCCATGCGCCTGATTGGGATGCTTGCAGAGGGTGAGACACCTTCAGCGGCAGCGTCGCAAGACGCACTGTCGGCGATGAACCAGATGATTGACTCATGGAACACTGAGCGTTTGTCAGTGTTCTCTACGCAGGATCAAATCTTCACTTGGCCTGCAAGTACCCAAAGCCGAACACTAGGCCCAACGGGTAATTTTGTAGGCAACAGGCCGGTCTTGCTGGATGACGCTACCTATTTCAGGGATGCGGCCACCAACGTCAGCTACGGCATCAAAATCATCAATCAGCAGCAGTACAACGGTATTGCTGTCAAGACGGTGACCAGCACTTACCCACAAGTTATGTGGGTCAACATGACGTACCCCGACATTGAGATGTACGTTTACCCGGTGCCGCTGCGTCCGCTGGAATGGCATTTTGTCTCGGTTGAGGAACTGACCCAACCGGCAGTATTGGCAACTACGCTGTCGTTCCCGCCTGGTTACCTAAGAGCGTTCAAATACAACTTGGCCTGCGAGATTGCCGCTGAGTTTGGCGTCGAGCCAAGTCCGCAAGTGCAGCGCATTGCCATGACCAGCAAGCGCAATCTGAAACGCATCAATAACCCAGATGATGTGATGGCTATGCCCTACGGTATTGTTGCCAACCGTCAACGGTACAACATCTACGCTGGCAACTTCTAATGCACACGCCCATTCTTGGTTCGGCCTATGTTGCGCGTAGCATCAACGCTGCGGCCAATCGGTGCGTTAATCTGTTTCCAGAAGCCATTCCCGCAGGCGGATTAGAGGCTGGGTTTCTGAACCGCGCGCCGGGGCTGGAGTTTCTTCAGACTGTAGGCACCGGCCCCATCCGGGCGCTGTGGGCGCACCAGACCAACGGCAGCGACTTCTATGTCGTATCCGGCCAAGAAGTCTACAAACTGACCGGCCTGACGGCTACGCCTACTTTGATTGGCACGGTGTCAGGCACTGGCCCGGTATCCATTGCGGACAACGGCACTCAGATGTTCTTTGCCTGCAATCCTGACGGCTATATTTACAACGAAGTCACCAACGTATTCGCGCAGATCACAGACCCAGATTTTGCTGGTGCGGTGACGGTGGCCTACCTTGATGGCTATTTTGTTTTCAACCAGCCTGACAGTCAGATTATTTGGGTGTCGCAATTGCTGGACGGCACGTCAGTTGACCCGTTGGATTTCAAATCCTCGGAAGGCTCACCCGACGGCGTGGTAGGGATTATTGCTGACCACCGGCAACTGTGGGTGTTTGGTACTGACTCGGTTGAGGTTTGGTACAACGCAGGCTCTGCTGATTTCCCTTTGGAGCGCATCCAAGGGGCCTTCAACGAGATTGGCTGCGTGTCTGCATACTCCATAGCCAAACTGGACAACGGCCTGTTCTGGCTGGGTACAGACGCCCGTGGGCAGGGTATTGTCTACCGCGCCAACGGCTACACCGGCACTCGGGTTTCTACTCACGCCATTGAGTACGCCATTGCCCAATACGGCAACATCTCAGACGCTATTGCTTACACCTACCAGCAGGAAGGCCATGCTTTCTATGTGCTGACATTCCCGTCTGGCAACGCCACTTGGGTCTACGATGTGTCTACCCAAGCCTGGCACGAACGTGCTGGATTTGATGCGGGTCAGTTTATGCGGCACCGCAGCAACTGCCAATGCAACTTTGGTGGCAACATCATTGTTGGCGACTTTGAAAACGGCAACCTTTACAGGTTTGATTTAGACGTTTACGCTGACAACGGCGGGGTTCAAAAGTGGTTGCGTTCTTGGAGGGCGCTGCCACCCGGCGAAAACAACTTCAAGCGCACGGCACACCATACGCTGCAACTTAACGCTGAGACTGGTGTTGGGCTAAACACCGGCCAAGGCTCTGACCCGCAAGTCATGTTGCGCTGGAGCGACGATGGCGGCCATACTTGGTCAAACGAGCATTGGGCCAGCATGGGTCAAATTGGTGAGTACGGCTACCGCACGTTCTGGCGTCGGCTGGGCATGACGCTTAAGCTGCGTGACCGTGTGTATGAAGTCAGCGGCACTGACCCGGTAAAAATTGCCATTACGGGCGCTGAGTTGGTGCTGAGTCCAACAAAGTCTTGACATGGCAAACATCACCCAGATTCCCGCGCCTCGTGTTCCACTGCTGAACGCGCAGACTGGTGCTGTGTCTATGGAGTGGTTTCTCTGGTTCACCAACGTCTACACCATTACAGGCGGTGGTCTTGCCATTACGCCGGTAATCAACGGCGGCACGGGGCTTGGCACTATCCCAACCAACGGCAAGCTGCTGATCGGCAATGGCACGGGCTATTCGCTAAACACTTTGACAGCCAGCACGGGCATTACCGTAACCAACGGCGCAGGCACCATCACAGTGACAAACAGCCTGCCCGACTTAACGGTGGTGCTGACAGGCGCAGGCACAACGGTAGTGACTGGGACATACCCCAACTTCACCATCACCAGCAACGATGCGTTTGTCGGCACGGTAACTAGCGTTGGCGGTACAGGCACGGTCAACGGCATTACGCTGACAGGCACGGTCACCACAGCAGGTAATTTGACGCTTGGCGGGACGCTTAGTGGGGTGAGCCTGACCACTCAGGTCAGTGGAACTTTGCCAATAGCTAACGGCGGCACGGGTACAACGGCTACGACTTTTGTTAATCTTACAACCAACGTATCTGGTATCCTCCCTGTAGCCAATGGGGGGAATGGATTAGGCGCAGCGTACACAGTAGCAACCCTGCCAGCAGCCGGTACACAAGGCCGCAGATCGTGGGTGACAAATGCCCTAGCGCCTGTGTTTTTAGCTGCCCCTGTTGGGGGTGGTGCGGTGGTTTGCCCGGTGTTTGACAATGGCACGGCCTGGGTGGTTGGGTAATGCCTATCATGTCCGCCCAATGGCAAGAGGATAGCAAAGCCAATAAGCTGCGGTGGTTTTTAGGCCATCAAGAAGCTATTGAATTTGTTGGCTGCTTTTTTGACGCAGTTGAGTTGTGGGACGATCTGATTGATAAAGACGTTCCAATCTCAGACGATCACATCAATCGGGCGTTTTTGTCATTGATGTTTGTGCTGCCAGCTAACCGTTGGTTTGTGGCAAACTATGCCTATTACCAGCCTTTGATCATGGCGTCAATCAACGGGTTTCATGACGCAAATGAAATGTGCAAAAGTGACCAAAAGCACTTGCGGAATTTAGCGTTTCACATCCGCAATTTTGGAATTGAGATACATATCGCCACTGCCTTTTTGATTGGTGGTTTTGAGCATATGCGTAAGGTGTCCCGCGAAATCCGCGAGTTTTACGCTTTTGAGGAGTTTGAAGATGCCTAGTCCAGAAGTTGGAATCCCCGCAGGAGCATCCGTTTTAGGTGGCCTCCTTAGTTCACAAGGCCAACGGGCTGCGGCAAGTACGCAAGCAGACGCCGCCAATCGCGCTATTGAGTTGCAAGACCGGCAACGGCAGGCCGAAATAGCGCGGCTACAGCCACAGTTTGAGGCAGGAACCAATGCACTTAGGCAGATGCAGGGCGGCGCGTTTGAACAACCAGGCCCATTCAGGTTTGGTGCGGGTGATCTGGTTTTAGACCCAGGTTATGAGTATGAATTGGGCGAAAGCATAAAGGCGCTTCAACGTACAGCAGCCGCCCGTGGCAATCTTCTTTCTGGCGGTACGCTAAAAGCAGTTTCAGAAGATGCGCGGCAAAGAGCAAATCGGGGCTTTAATGATGCCTACAACCGCGCTTTGACAGGCTACAACGCCAACGTGGCGCGTTCTGATACAGGTTACAACCGATTGGCTGCTATGGCTGGGCTGGGGCAAACAGCAGGTACTCAAATTGGCACTGCCGGTCAAAACTATGCAACCAATGTTGGCAACCTAACAAACCAAGCTGGGCAGGCCATTGGCGCTGGGCAGATAGGTGCGGGCAACACGTTCAACAACGCGCTTGGCACGATGGCAAGCGGCTATCAAAATCAAAGCAATTTTGACAGGTTCTTGGCTTCTCAAAGGCGATTTGACTCGCCGTATGAAAACAGAATGGGCGTCAATTTTCTATCCCAAAATGCTTACGATTAAGGATAAATCATGGCCGACCTAAACTCTATGATTGCCCAAGGCGCTCAGTTCCAAGCGCCGGTTGATCCGTTTGCCCAATACGGCAAACTGCAACAGTTGCAGCAGAATCAGCAAGCCAACGCGCTGAACCAGATGAAGATGGATGAGTATGTAAGGGGCCAGCAAGAAAGCAACGCCTTGCGCCAATTCTTGCCGGGGCTGAACGAAACAAACCGCAATCAATTGCTGGGCTTTGGCACAGCGGGGCAAGGCGTCTACAAAGCGTTGGGTGAAGGAGATACACAGCGGCGATTGGCTGAACAAGCAAGGTCGCAAGCTGACGTCAACAAATCCAACATTCTAAAAAATGCCGTTGCACAGACTAGAGACGCCGTTGCGGGGATAGACCCAACTGACGCGCCAAGTTACATGGCGCTACGCGAAAGCGTTTTGACTCAGTACCCAGACCTTGCGCCTTATATGCCTGCCGGATGGAATGCAAATGTCAAGCAAAGACTGATTACTACCGCAGCCAGTGTTTTAGAGGGGCAGAAGCCAAATATTGCACCAATAAACCCTAAAGACTACACACCCGAGTCTTTGCAAGCCTACTTAAACAGCAAAAACCCCGCTGCTTTAGTTGCTATAGCGCCAAAAACGGCTAGTCCATACGCCCCAATAGATCCCGCTAAATTTACGCCAGATTCATTAAGGGCGTATGGCTTGTCAGGACAAGTTGGCGACCTAGTTGCAATACCAGCAAAAGCAGCTAACGCATTTGCACCACTAAACGCAAAAGATTTCACGCCAGAATCAATACGGGCGTTTGTAACTAGTCAAAACTTTGCTGATTTAGTTGCTGCTGCACCAAAACCTACTAACGCATTTGCGCCAATAAATGTCAAAGATTACACGCCAGAGTCGTTAAAGGTATATGGACAGTCAGGCCAAGTTAGTGATCTAGTGCCAGTACCAACAAAAGCAGATAAACCAACAAGTTTAATTAATCAAATTGACCCATCTAAATTCACGCCTGCATCGGTCGCTAAATTTGCTACGTCACAAAATTATGCTGATTTGGAACCAGTAGCAGCTAAAGCAGACAAGCCTGCAAGCCTAGTAAACCAAATAGATGCGTCTAAATTTACGCCTAGTTCAGTTGCTGCGTTTAGTACTGGCGGCGACTACAGCCTTCTTGTTCCTGTTGTTTCCGCTACTAAAACTGATCGCACTATTGCAAACGTAAACCCAAATGATTTCACGCCAAAGTCCTTAGACAAATATTTGATCAGCGGTAAGTATGCAGATTTAGTGCCCGTGACTAAAACTGGCGGCGGCGGAGGTGGTAGTGCTGGTGGAGCCGCAGGCACTGGAACGGTTGAAGTTGTTAATCCAAACGACTCAACAAAAACTATTATTGTCACCAAAGCAAGGGCTGTGGCCGAGGGCTTAACCCCAGCCAAAGCAATGGAAGGTTTGCCGATTAAAGAAAAGCAACGCCGCGAAAGTGTGTTTCCAAAAGTAAAACAGGCTATGACTACGGTAACTAACACCATGTCTACGATTGAAGAAACTATTGATCGTCTGTTGGCAAATACAAGCGGATTAAACGGTGTTACTGGGTTAGTTTACGGCATTACCCCTGCGCTAACAGATGCAGCGCGACAAGCAGACGCTGATTTAGGACAACTTGCTAATTTGGCTTTTGTACAAGGAATAACAGAACTTCGTAGTTCGTCTAGCACTGGCGCTGGCGTTGGCAACGTATCAAACAAAGAAGGCGATAGATTTGAAAATTTAAAATCGTCGTTAAAACGAACCCAATCTTTTGGTGATATGAAGGCTTCGCTTATTCGGTTAAAAGCCCAAGCGCAAGCTACTAAAAATATCGTAAGCACTGAGTTTGAAGATATGTACGAATACCGGCAAGGACAAACACCATCAGCGCCAGCGGCTGATGTGGCTGCGCCAACGCAAGACGCAGTTAATTTCTTACGCGCGAACCCTAACCTTAAAGCACAATTTGACGCGAAATATGGCGCTGGTGCTGCCGCCCGTATTCTTGGGGGCAAATAATGGCAACGAACCCGTTTGATCAATTTGACGCGCCGCAAGCCAATCCTTTTGACCAATTTGACGTAACGCTATCTAAAGCCCCCGCTAAAAGCACATCATTTGCTCAAGACACAGGTCAATTTTTAGGTAATGTCGCAGCCGGTGCGTTGCGTGGCGCGGGTTCAATTGGCGCTAGTTTGATTCGCCCTTTTGAATCGGGTGAAGAAAATACTGCTAGACGCCTAAAAATGGATGAGGCCTTAAGAAGCATGGGCGCTGAACCAGAATCCTATGCTTATGGCGGTGGCAAATTAGTTGGTGAAGTTTCTGGAACATTGCCTCTTGGGGGTTTGCTTGCGCGTCCGTTGGCGGCAGCAGCCCCGTATGCGCCGGGTTTAATCAATCCCGTTGTCAACGCTATGCGATCATCCGGGTTTAGTTCTGGCATTCCACTTGCCAAAGGTATGCCGTTGGCGACCCGCGCTGCGGATATTGGCGCACGAGTTGTCGGTGGCGGTGTAACTGGTGGCGCAACTGCCGCGCTTACTAACCCTGATGAGATTGGAACTGGCGCTGGTCTTGGTGCC